ACCTAACATAGCTGAATACGATAAAGTAGTGTTAGATGAATTAATTGAGGGTGACCCTTTTACATTAAATAATCCTCGATTTTTACAATTACATAAAAGTGATTTATTGGAAAGGCAAATATCCCCTAACATAGAATTTTGGCTTAGCAATAACTTTTCATACATTACCCAATATAAACATAAACAATAAAAGTTATATTAGATGGTTGCATTCGCTAGTTTAAAAGATTACGGTCCTACCTTTCAAGTTAAGGTTATAAGTTCTTTATTGAAGAATAAAGCCTTCCTATTGAATGTGAGAGACATATTAGATGATACTTATTTTGAACACCCTGGTCATAAGTGGGTTATTGAGGAGACTTTAAAGTACTTCGACAAGTATCATACTACACCTACATTAGATACATTAAAAATCGAAATTAAAAAAATCGATAATGATGTTTTACAAACTGCAGTAAAAGAGCAATTAAAATTAGTCTATACAACTCAATATGACGATCAAGAATATGTTGAGGAAGAATTTGCTAACTTCTGTAAGAACCAATTACTAAAAAATGCATTAATAGACTCAGTAGATTTACTTAAAAGTGGTCACTATGATGACATTAGAATCTTAATTGACAATGCTCTAAAAGCAGGTTTAGATAAAAATTTAGGACATGAGTATGTCAAAGATATAGAAACACGTTATAGAGAATCTAGTAGAAGTCCTGTACCTACACCTTGGGATGTATTAAATACCTTACTTCAAGGAGGATTAGGTGGTGGAGATTATGGTTTAATCTATGGAGGTCCTGGTGGAGGTAAATCTTGGGATTTAGTGGCATTAGGGGCTTTTGCAGGTAAATTAGGTTTTAAAGTTATACATTATACTTTAGAATTAGGTGAAGATTATGTTGGTAGAAGATATGATGCTTACTACACTGGAATAAGTGTAAGTGATATTCACAACTATCAAGATAAACTTAAAGATATGATAGGTGAATTCGAGCATAACATCATAATCAAAGAATACCCCGCAAAAGGAGCTTCATTAACTACTATAAAATCCCATTACCAAAAAACCGCAGATTTAGGTTTTAAAGCAGATATGATTTTAATTGATTATGTGGATTTATTAAAGCCTCCATCAAGACGTAAAGAAAGGAAAGAAGAAATTGATGATCTACATTATGGGACTAAAGGTTTAGCTAAAGAGTTAAATATTCCAATTTGGTCAGTTTCTCAAGTGAATAGAGCCGGAGCTAAAGACGAAATTGTAGAAGGTGACAAATCAGCGGGTTCATATGAAAAACAAGCCATTGTAGATTTTGGAATGTCACAATCTAGGTTAAAAACCGACAAAGTAAACGGTACAGGGAGGTGGCATATCCAAAAGAACCGTTATGGTCCTGATGGAATGTCGTATAATGTTAATATTGACACCTCTTGTGGGCATGTTGAAGTGTTAGGAGAGTACGATGATACTGAGGATTATAAAAATCAAGAGAGTAATAAACAAACATTTGGGGGTATATCAAGTAGTGAAAAAGGTAATCTCAAAAACCTATTTCAAAACTTTACATTAGAGAATAAATAATAATATTTATAGACCCGTTTTTAAAAAATAAAACAAAAATATGATAACAGACAGAAGAGACTTTTACAAACCATTCGAATACCCTGAAGCATTCGATTACTATTTAACCCAACAGCGTTCACATTGGTTAGCAGACGAAGTGCCTTTGGCATCTGATTTAACTGATTGGAAAACTAAACTTAAAGAATCCGAAAAGAATTTAATAGGTAATATTTTAAAATCCTTCGCTCAAACCGAAGTTCATGTAAATGATTATTGGTCTTCTAAAGTATCTCAATGGTTCCCAAAACCTGAAATTGTAGCTATGACTTCAACTTTTGGGTCCTTTGAAGCAATCCATGCTCATGCTTATGCTAGGTTAAATGAGGCTTTAGATTTGGAAGATTTTAAAGCCTTTCTAGAAGATGAAGCAGCTGCAAATAAGATTGAGCGCCTATTGGATACACCTATGGGTACTCTAAGCGAAAGAGCGCAGTCACTCGCAATATTTTCCGCATTCACGGAGGGTGTTAATCTATTTAGTTCGTTCGCGATTTTAATGTCTTTTCAACTGAGAAATTTAATGAAAGGTACAGGGCAGATAGTAGAGTGGAGTGTAAGAGATGAATCTCTACATTCAAAAGCCGGATGTTGGTTATTTAGAACTATGTTAGAAGAAATGCCTGAACTCAATACTAAAAATTTGGAAGGTAGAATAGTAGAGGCATGCGAATTATCAGTACAATTAGAATTTGATTTTATTGAAAAAGCATTCGAAATGGGTGATGTAGAGGGTTTAAATATGCCTCAATTAAAAAATTTCATCAAAGCCCGTGCAAATGAGAAAATGGTTGAATTAGGATATGAAGAAGTTTATATTGACATAAACCAAAAATTATTGAAAGATATGGATTGGTTCGGTCACTTAACATCAGGAAAAACACAACAAGATTTCTTCGCAGGAAGAGTAACAGACTACGCTAAATCTACCCAAGATTGGTCAGACCTATAATAAAAATTGAATTATGAGTATACAAGTAGACACTAGCCATTGGGTTAAAGGTAAACAATATCCTGAATGGATGGATCAGATTGGATTAAATATTATATCAAAGGGGTATTTATTACCTGATGAAGATGTGTTTAAAGCTTTTACTAGAGTAAGTAAAGCCTCTGCTAAAAGGTTAAAACGTAAGGATTTACAACCCTTATTTTATGAAGCCTTAACAAAAAATTGGTTGTGCTTAGCATCACCAGTTTTGAGTAATTTAGGTACTGAGAGAGGTATGCCAATTTCATGCTTTGGGATTGATGTAGAAGACTCAATAGAAGGTATCGCAATGTCTAATTCAGAACTAATGAGATTAACTTCTCAAGGTGGTGGAGTTGGTATTGGGTTATCTAGAATACGAGGTAGAGGTAAAATTATTAAGGATAATGGAGCCTCTGAAGGAATTGTGCCTTGGGCTAAAATGTTTGACTCCACAATATTAGCTACTAACCAAGGGTCAGTAAGAAGGGGAGCAGCATCTGTAAACCTTTCAATTAACCACCCAGATATTGAAGAATTCTTAGGGATAAGAAGACCCAAAGGGGATGTTAATAGACAGTGTCTAAATTTACACCAATGTGTATCAATTGATGATGCTTTTATGACTAGACTTGATGAGAGAGAACCAAAAGCTTTAAAATTGTGGGGTGAGATTCTAAAAACTCGTTTAGAAACTGGTGAGCCTTATATTATGTATGAGGATAATAAAAAACGCCAACCCTCAAGCATATAAGAATAATAACCTTAAAGTTACAATGACGAACATATGTTCTGAAATTGCTCTTTATACAGACGAATTACATTCATTTATTTGTTGTTTATCTTCTTTAAATCTTGCGCGTTGGGATGAATGGAAAGATTATAAGTTTGAAAATGGTATGACTTTACCTGAATTATCAACTTGGTTTTTAGAAGGAGCCTTACAAGAATTTATAGATAGAGCTAAAAGCATCAAATTCTTTGAAAATACTGTAAGATCTGCTATTAAAGGTAGAGCAATTGGTTTAGGGGTATTAGGATGGCATACATTTTTGCAATCTAAAAACTTACCTTACATTGGCATACCTGCAAACACTTATACTAGATTGCAATTCCAATTTATTGAAGAGGGAGCATTAAAGGCATCAAGAGAGCAAGCAGAATTGTATGGAGAACCTGAATGGTGCAAAGGTACAGGATTGGACATACTCATCACTTAGCTCTAGCACCTACAGTATCAAATGCTAACATATCAAGTGGGGTATCAGCATCAACTGAACCTGAACCTGCTAATGTTTTTAATCTAAAAACGGCTAAAGGTGTTTTTATTAAAAAGAATAGAATATTAGAAAAATTACTTGAAGAGAAAGGATACAATCTAGATAGTATTTGGGATCAAATATTAAAAGACAAAGGATCAGTATTAGGCTTACCTGATTATGTACTTTCAGAAGATGAAAAAGAAGTTTTCTTTACCTTTAAAGAAATTAACCAATTAGAATTAGTAAGGCAAAGTGCTATTAGGCAGAAATATGTTGATCAAGCTATGTCTCTAAACTTATCATTCGATCCTGATGATTCACCTAAATTTATTAGTGAAGTACATAAAGAGGCCCATAGACTGGGAATAAAAACCTTATATTATCTTCGTACTGAATCAGTATTGCGTGGTGATAATTTACAAAGAACTACTGACAATTGTACTAGTTGTGAAGGGTAGCATGATCCTTACCTCTCTTCATATATTTAAAAAAAGCCCCTCATTGTAGGGGCTTTTAATATTTATGGTAAATAATGTCTATGTTAAGAAGGTTTTACTAATTGTGTTTTAAATTAACAAACCTTATAACATTTATCATGGCATTTAAAGACATTTTTAAAGATTCAAACGATTATAACGAAAAAACCATAATAGGGTTTCTATCATTTGCTGTAATGACAATTACAATGGCTGTAGATATTATAACAGGGTACTGGTCAAGATTTAAATGAATTTATATATAACTCGTTATCCTTTAGGAAGTTTTGCATAGCTGGATTAGAAAAGTTTTCTTCAAGTCTAAAAAAAAAGAATAACATTAATTAAAAAAAAAATTTAAACTATGAGTTTAGAAAGCTTACAAAAAAAAATTGGAGTAGTATCTGATGGGGTATTTGGGAAAAATACAATGAAAGCCGCAATGAGTTTCTACAAAATGACACCATTAAGGGCAGCACACTTTTTTGCACAAACCTCTCATGAAACCGGGGGATTTCGAATATTCTCAGAAAATTTGAACTATTCAGAAAAAGGCCTTAAAGGTACATTTTCTAAATATTTCCCTGGAAATTTAGCCGAAATGTATGCTAGAAATCCTGAGAAAATAGCTAATAGAGTATATGCCTCAAGAATGGGAAATGGGAATGAATCTTCAGGAGATGGGTGGAAATATAGAGGAAGAGGAGCTCTACAAACCACAGGGAATAATAATTATAAAGCCTTTGCCCTATATTTAAAGGAACCTGAAGTGTTATGTAACCCAGATTTAGTAGCAACGGATTATGCATTTGAATCAGCTATTTTTTACTTCGACACAAATAAACTGTGGACTATATGTGATCAAGGAGTTAACGATGCCACAATATTAAAACTAACAAAAAGAATTAACGGGGGAACTCATGGTTTAAATGATAGATCTGAAAAATCATATAAGTACTACGAATTCGTTAAATAAGTTGATGTATTATGAAATCTTCATTAATAATAATTTTGACATTGACTACAACACTAGCCTTTATAGGTACATATTTTATGTGCTTAACAGCGGATAACATTGAACAATATCTATCAGTAGGACTAGTAGTCTTTGCTGATGGGTTTTTTGGGATATGGGCTGGGATAAAAAGAGAAGGCTTCCAAACTAAAAGAGCTATAAACGTACTTAAAACCTTTGGGTTTTGGGTAATAATGTTATCTGTAATATTATCAATAGAAAAAGGGTTTAGTGGAACCTCATGGTTAAGTGAAACTATAATGGCTCCCTTTTTGGTATTTCAACTTATTTCAA